AATAAATGGCAGATATAGACAAATCGTTACCAAACGTAAAAACATCGATCGAGGTTGATCCTCAAGAGGAAATCGAAATTGAAGAACAGAAAGCTGAAGAGCTTTCTGAACAACCCGTTGAAGTAAACGAACAAGAAGATGGAAGTGTTGAAGTTAATTTTGATCCAAGCAAAGTTAACATCGAAGGGCAACCAACTCACTTTGATAATTTAGCAGAATTACTTCCAGAAGATATTACAGATCCAATTGGAAATGAGCTTGTAGAAAATTACATGGACTACAAAGCATCAAGAAAAGATTGGGAACAAACTTATAAAACAGGTTTAGATTTATTAGGTTTTAAGTATGACCAAAGAACAGAACCTTTTACTGGAGCTTCAGGTGCAACACATCCCGTGCTTGCAGAAGCTGTTACACAATTCCAAGCAGGAGCTTACAAAGAATTATTACCTGCTGAAGGACCAGTCAGAACTCAAATAGTTGGTAATCCAGATCAAGCAAAAGCAGCTCAAGCTCAACGTGTTAAAGATTACATGAACTACGAATTAATGGAGAAGATGGAAGAGTATGAACCAGAGTTTGATCAAATGTTATTTCATTTACCACTCGCAGGTTCTACATTTAAAAAAGTTTACTATGATGAACTGTTAGGTAGAGCTGTTTCTAAGTTTGTACCTGCAGATGATTTAGTAGTTCCGTATTCAGCTACCTCATTAGATGATGCGGACGCAATTATCGAAACAATAAAAATATCTGAAAACGATTTAAGAAAACAACAAGTCGCTGGTTTCTATTCTGATATAGAATTACAAAAACCACAAGACAAAGAAGATGAGATTGAGAAAAAAGAACGAGAACTAGAAGGAACTAGAAAATCAGGTAAACAAGAAATGGTATACACTCTTTTAGAGTGTCATGTTAATTTAGATTTAGAAGGGTTTGAAGATAAAGATGATGAATTAAACCCTACAGGAATAAAATTACCTTACATCGTAACTGTTGATGAAACTTCAAGAAAAGTTTTATCAATCAGAAGAAACTACGAACCAACAGATCCAAAGAGAAATAAAATCCAATATTTTGTCCATTTTAAATTTCTACCGGGTCTAGGGTTTTATGGCTTTGGATTAATTCATATGATTGGCGGATTGAGCAGAACTGCAACGGCTGCTCTCCGTCAATTATTAGATGCAGGAACTTTATCTAATTTACCTGCTGGATTTAAACAAAGAGGTATTAGAGTTAGAGATGAAGCGGCTCCATTACAGCCAGGTGAATTTAGAGATGTAGATGCACCGGGTGGTAATTTAAGAGATGCGTTTATGACTTTACCTTACAAAGAACCAAGTCCAACATTATTACAATTAATGGGTGTTGTTGTTTCTGCAGGTCAAAGATTCGCGGCTATTGCTGATATGCAAGTGGGTGAAGGAAATCAAAGTGCTGCAGTTGGAACTACAGTTGCATTACTTGAAAGAGGTTCAAGAGTTATGTCTGCAATTCACAAAAGATGTTATGCAGCAATGAAACAAGAATTTAAATTATTAGGTAAAATAGTTGCTCAATATTTACCACCAGAATATCCATATGATGTTGTAGGTGGTGCAAGAAATATTAAACAAACTGATTTTGATGATAGAGTGGATGTAGTACCGGTTGCGGATCCAAATATATTCTCAATGTCTCAAAGAATAACATTAGCTCAAACGCAATTACAAATTGCAACAGCAAATCCACAGTTACACAACATGTATCAAATCTATAGAAACATGTATAATGCGATTGGGGTAAAAGATGTAGATGCAGTTCTACCTCCACCACCTCCAACTGCACCAAAAGATCCAAGTTTAGAGCACATTGATGCAATGGGTATGAAACCTTTCCAAGCTTTCCCTGGTCAAGACCACAGAGCACATATTACAGCACACTTAAACTTCATGTCTGTTAACATGGTAAGAAATAATCCACCTGTTATGGCTGCAATACAGAAAAATATATTGGAACACATTTCAATTATGGCTCAAGAACAAGTTCAAATGGAATTTAGAGAGCAAATGATGCAAATGCAACAGATGCAACAGATGTCTGCAATGGATCCACAGATCCAACAGCAGTTACAGATGCTTACAAATCAAGTTGAGTCAAGAAAAGCGGTGTTGATTGCTGAAATGACTGAAGAATTTATGAAAGAAGAGAATCAAATTACTTCACAATTTGATAATGACCCACTATTGAAGCTAAAATCACGTGAAGTTGACCTAAGAGCAATGGAAAATGATAGAAAAAGAGAAGCTGACAAAACAAAAGAGGATTTAGAAAGAGCAAAATTGATGCAATCAAGAGAATTAGCTGAAGATAAGATGGATCAGAACGAAGAATTAGCAGAATTACGTGCTGGAGTAAGTCTTGCAAAAAAAAATAATGCTAATATAAACTAGTAAAGGTAAAAAATATGATAAA